AACAGTAACACCACTTGTCTGTGATGTCCAAGTTACACCATTGGCACTTGTATAAACGCCGCCTTGTAGAGTAACAAGAACAAATTTGCTATTTCCATACACAATAGCGTTAATGTTTGTGTAAGAAATAGCACCACTGGCTGACCAAACCGTGCCATTAGAACTATAAAGAACAGTACCATTAACGCCAACAGCAACAAATGTTCCATTACCATAAACAACATCTAATAAATCATTTGTTGTTCCGCTTGTAGTGCTGCTCCAAGTTGTTCCATCAATACTAGTTAAAATGTGTCCGCCTGTGCCAACTACAACATAAATTGTTCCATTGTAAGCAATGCCATTGTATTGCGCACGTGCATTACCTGTTTGTGGATTATAACCAGCATCGCTATTTTTAAAACTATACGTATTGGCTAAATTTAAGATATCACTATATTCTGTAAGAATTTCTGTATTACCAGCACTTGGCGCACCATCTGTTACTAGCCCATTTCCAATGAATAGCTGACGAGTATCTATGCTATAACCAAGTTCTGCTTTGCTTAATTGCGGTAGATTTTCGTATAAACCACTGCGATGAGAAATACGAGAAATTTGAACGATTGACATGCGGATATCCTGCTTTAAGGATATTTATGGTTTATCCGCATAGAACTCCCAAACTCTATCCCACCAAACGCTGGTCCAATGGTCGAATTCATCGCCACGAATAACCCAACGCTGCGGTTCGCAATCTTTGCTGCACATTAGAATAACAATTTGTGCAATATCAGTGCCAAATAATTGATTGTGAGCAGCAGCATATGCCGCACCTTGAATAAAATAATCGTGAATCCATTCAGTTTTCTTAGGTTTATTAGTTTGCTTATAATCTACAATAGATGGTTTGCCATTATACACGCCAACGAGATCAGTTGTGCCAGCATATAACTGTGGATAATATAACGCAGTTTCCATGCCCCAATATTCTTGAAGTTGTCCTTTAAGATATTCTTCAATAATAACACTTGCCATCTTTGCTGGTTGTTGATGAACTAAATTTCCACCAGTTTTTAACTCGCCGCTTTCAAGCCAGTTTTCAAGTTGTTTGTGCATAGAAGTTCCACGACTAGCAGCTTCTGTAGTAATAGCTTGTGCCTTAGCTACACCAACACGCTTGCGCCATTCATGCAGTGCTTGAACTTTTTCCCTTGGTTTTGTTTTATCAAGAATTGTTGTAACACTTGCAACAACATCGCCGTCAGGAGTTTGATATCTCCGACCTTCATCTGTTTCTTTGCGAGTTATTTTTTTATAATCATATAATGAATTATGTTTTACCAGGATATTTGCCAAGATATATGTTGTCCATCTGTTGAGATTCGACTTATAGTATATCCTAGCTTTGCGAAGTTGTCAATAACACTTTGCATTTGTCCGCTAGCTAAATTGTTAGCGGTGATGGTTTGCCAAGTTGAATAATAGTTAGCATCAAGAGTCATAGGTGTGCCAACCACTGTATTAGCGCCAAATTGTGTGCAAGTGTTGCCGTTAATCTGAGTTGTTGTTCGATTGTTATCAACAGCATTCACTATATTAATGTTTAATAGTGCAAGTTCAGTTTCAACTACTACACTATCAATACTTGCAATTCTGGCATTAGTGGCTGTGAACATTTTAAACTCCTAAATTATTTATTCAAAGTAAGTTTTCAATGTGCGGTGATAAAATTTGAGCAATTTTTTCATGACCTGTTTTTGTAGGATGCAAACTATATGGATTTAATAATTTTTGTTGCACACCAACTTTTATTCTACTATCATTGCCCGTATAATTGTAATTGGCTTCATAATATTCTTTTTTTACAAAATTATCATTTTCTAAAGTCATCTGTGAAAGCAAATCTCTATTTTTTAATTCAACGTTTACTAAATTATCAATTTTAATTGTATAATCATGGTGATTGAACGTATCTACCCATAAATTTTTAATATTGCTTGCACTAAAAAAATCATTAAAAAATATCATTTCTGTTGTTAATTGTGCAATTTCATTTTCGTGATTATAACAATTCATACTTAAAAATTTAGCAATAGGATGATCCCAATCATATTTAAAATTTCTTAGTTCTGAATCAATGACTGAATAAATTTCATTTCTGGTTGTGCTAGTTATGCACCATAAAATTATTACTTCATCAAATATTTTTTTTAAACTTCTAAATTTTTTAGATATAAAAAATTCTTTTGCCAATCTAAATTGTTTCTGATTGCTTGATTGAGATGCAGAGAAATTTATATTAATAGCATTATATTTGTTACATAGTAATTTTCTAAAACTATATGTTTCAGCTAAATCATGATCATTGTGGATAAGTTCAAAATTATTTCTTGACATTCCTTCTTCGTAGCCTAATCCTTTTCCATAAGTCCAGCTACAACCAAAGGTTATTAATAAAATTTTTTTCATTAAGATATTATTTCTTTTTACGACGGCCAGCACAATGAGCCTTTTGACTAAATCCCTTTGGATGAGAACAGTCAATGCTACGTTTGTACTTAGTACTCCATTTTTCAGTTAATTCTTCTTCTTTAACAAGTTTTTTATTCTTTTTAACTTTGTATTTTTTACCATCTACTATAAAATATTCAAGATTATTTTTTCTTGCAGTATTCAATGCACCTAAAAAAGCATTACCTTCTTTTAAACTTAACTCACGATCTGTTTCTTCTACTTCTGCATCATAAAGTTTTTGAATTAATCCGCTATTGCGCAATAACTTAAATGCTAAATTTTCAACACCAAACTCACCATTTTTTTCTAAACCAGACTGTCGCATATCTTTAATACGTTTTTTCAGTCTAGCAATAGTAGATGGATCGCCGCTGTCCAATGCTTGGCGAATTTCTTCACTTAAATGTTGAAATTTATCTTCGATGTTTGTTACATCAGGTTTAGCTGTTATCTTTTTTGGAAATTTTACCCAATCATCATTATAAACACTATAAACACCATTTGAAATATGCGTATCTTCACTGCCTTGAACATAAACTTCAACAGCATGTCCCATAATTTTTATATCGTGCTGATCATTAAATATTACTTTTTTAGCTTGGAACAAGTCTTTGAGATTAACTTTACAAGGTCCGTTACTGTTAGCAATAAGATGCAAGTCAATATCACTTTTATTATTGTAATTAAAACTAGCATTGCTACCACTGATCGTAATATCCGTAAGTTGTAAATCTTCTACGTTGATAAATTCAACAAATGCTTTTGCAATCTTGAATAGCGCAAGACGAACTTGTAGTTTTAAACGATTATTTTCCCATAAATCAGGATTAAGTTTATCATGAAATGTAGTTAATGTTTCTAAATCACCGATGCGCATCAAGTATTTATTAGAACTTGGCTGCGCTCTTAGCCATTTGATCTACAGTAGCATTCTGTTTTTCAACATCCGCCTGATCAGGTTCTTTGTCGGCAACGCTTTCTTTGCCTAATACAATATGTTGGTTATTATAATCACTAATCATTTCGGCAATGTTAGGATTGCTATCTATTAATTCTTGTAAATTTTCATAAGAAAAAGAATAGCCAGCATTATTCATTAATTTACTAATGTTGGCTATTGGGATTTGTACGCCTGGTTTGGTTTTGCTTTCCAAATATTGCAAGATAGTCATAAAAACGCCTGCTTGACTCTTTACAAAATCTGGAGCAACTTCAAGAAGTTTCATTATCTTAGACCACGGCCCATTTCAGCAGGTCCGCCAGCAGCAGCATCTACTGCATTAAGGTCTTCTTCAGGCTCGCCGCCCAATGGCGCATTCATATCTGGAGCAGCACCTAAGTCAGGAGCAGCACCCATATCAGCGCCCATGTCAGCACCAGAATCAGGTGCGCCCATAGGAGCAGCGCCATATACGCCACGACTTGCATTATCAAGTGTATCGCGAGCAGAATTAGCTGCATCAAGCAGACCACTTAGAACTTGCTTTGTAGAATCGTTAAATGAATTAGCTTGTTCCATGCCAATTTCATCTTTCATTGCACTAACCAATGCAGGTAGCTGTTCGTTTTGCATCTTGCTAATTTTTTCAACAATATCTTGGACGCTATCTGCCAAGTCACGAGCGGCCATTGTAACACGTGCTTGTTCAATTTCACCTTCTGTAAGGGCTGATGGAAGTTCATAGCTTTCATTCTTTGCCATCTTTGTAGCTGTAGCATACATAACATCTTTGCCACGATTACCATAACGCTTTTCAAAATCACCACCACGCTTCTTAAGAGCCTTTGCATAATGCTCACGCTTCTTAAGTTCTGTAGGAGTTAATTCACGTTCATTAAGCGTTACCATGCAATAATCATCAATTGCCTGTAGCTTTTCTGCAATAATTTTACGACCTTGTGCCATTTCATTTTTCCATGTTTCAAGAATTTTTCCAACCATTACTGCTTCCATGTATTGTGGATTACGTTCAGCATGATGTGCTTGACTTGTGCTCTTGATTGCACGAATTTTTGTGCCAATAGTTTTTAGCATCTGACTTGCATCGCCTTCTTTAATCTGCTTAAGATTAAGTTGCCAATTATAAACTTTATTCAATTGCTGATTTAATTCTGCAGCAGATACTTTTCCAAATTCTTTAACAAACATAGTGTTGTCCTTACATTTAATAGTATTTATTGCAGTGAGACACTTTTCTCTAATTCATGCAATTGTTGATCCAATAATTCTAACTCTCGTTCTACTCTTGAAAGCCTATCTTTATAAACTTCGTTATTTGGATTTGTTTTTGTTCTTATAGAATATAATTGTTTATCATTTAGATAAATGTCTAACTGTTTATCTATGCATGTTACAGTTGGAATATTTTTATAATAACGTTTGCTTACTAACGCTGCTAACAATATTGCAACTCTTCGTTGATATAGGTTAGCAACAATACTTTTATTATTATTGATAACTTGCCAAACATTATCTTTTAAAGTTACTTGGGTATCATTAATTTGATATCCATTCCCCACGGATTTTACAATCAATGCTCCTTTTTTAGGCAATTGATTGTATTCTTCCGTGACGAATTTTTTGATTTTGTTGAGGGTTATGTTTTCATCTATCATAAAAATATAATAACACAACGATAACCCTTATGTCAATTAAGTATGTGCTTTTGCAACATACAAAATCAAGCCCAATAGGGCAGTTAGTAGTGAGCCAATAATGCCAATTCCTAAGCCAACGAGTTTTTTATAAGCCAAAGTTTCTTTTTCGATTAACATAGATTTAATTTCGCTGACTATGGTTTCGACTTTTACAAGTCTTGCTTCCATAGTATTCATTTTGCTTTCCATTTGTTCATAACGCTCTGCGCAGATATCAACATGCGCTTCTAAACTCTGACGTTCAATATCATAAGTTTTTGCCATTGTAAATTCCCCACACAGTAGCAAAGAATATTTATAATGTTTTTATAATAATAAAAAGCATATATTTTTGTTTTCACCATCGGCGATTGTGTAGTTTTTTAAATTTTTAACACTTTCTTCAAGACCTTGAATCATTGGTATCAGATCAACCATATCACAAATTTCTTCTAAATTGTTGTTAAAGTTTTCTAATTCAAAATCAAATATCCATACATTATGATTGCCAATATAATTTTTTCCAAATTCAAGACCATCTATATTTCGAAATACTTTTTTAGGATATGAATGAATCGTAAGAATGGATTTTAATCCCAATGCTTGTATGATTGTATGCCAATTTTTTATTTGGTTAGAATTATGATCACTGCTGCGTGTTATATCAAATAATGTTAAACATCTTATCATGTTTTTACTTATAGTGTTGTAATTTGGGCAAAGAAAAAGGGCGGTTGCCCGCCCTTGAACTTTGTAATATATCTAGGATATATTAAGTGTAGCTTAGCTTGAAACCACGGTTAGCGAATACTGAACCGCTGCAATCAACGCTGTTGTTACCAGCAGCAGTTAGACTACGAACAGTTGCCTGAACAACGCTTGCAATACCAGCATCAGTTGATGCAAGACCTTGTGCGCCTTCAAGAAGAAGACTGATGTTACCACCGCTAGTTGCTTCTACTTGATATGCAAGAACAGTTACGTTACTTGAAATTGCGCTTAGGATTGCAGGAATTGCGTTGTTTACACCACTTTCACTACGAATGTCTTGTGCTGAACCACCACTTGCTGCGATATAACCTGCTAGTGCTACAGGGAACTTTCCGATGAAGCTAGCGCCGATTGCTGTTGAGATAAAACCCTTACCATCACCAACTACACCAGCATTACCATTTGTACGATAAAAATCTGCCATTTTAATTCTCCAAAAATTGCGTTTATTATTACGCTAAGAGTATTTATGTTTGTGGTTTAAAATTGGCTTATATATAACTTTTTTATGGAGGCAGTGGTATGCTTGCTTTTGCAAAAGCAGATTTTAATTTTGCCAATGAACCAGGTGGTTTATCCATTAATCCGCCATATATTGTTGTTAAAAAATTCGGATCATCTGGATATACTCCAACAGTTGCTTTTATTTTTTCACGAACATTATCAACAGTGCCACCGCCTAATTTTCCGCTTGCAGCTAATTCTTTTCGACCTTGATACCAAGTAGAAGTTATTGCTTGTATTAAATTGTTTAATTTTGGTTCTAATGTTGCAGAACCTGTTGCAAAATCTGTATTAGCGAATGAAGATAGCACTCCACCAAGCGCACCAGTTGAATAATCTGAAGGTTTTATATATGATTTAACACCAGGTGTGCTGTTTAATGCAACTTCAACTGCATTTTTAAATTTGTCCGCGTCGCCAGTTTTTGGAACTTTGTCAATGATAGATTTAATATAGTTTGCGCTATCTGTAAATTCTTTTGAACCTACAGGCGGTATAACAAGTGGATTTACTGGTGCTTCTGATAAAACTTCAACGGCTTTCATCTATTTTTCTCAATCCACGAATAAATTTAGCAGGTTCTTGGGTACGAATACTATTTAATAATCTTCTTTCTAATTCTTCTGCTTGTGGAGTATCATATGTTTCTCGTATTTGATTAATTAAATTTATTGCACTATTAATAATATGATTTGCTCTGCTTTCTATTACTAAACCAGTATTTTTATTATTACTTAATTGGCTTAATTCATCAAGAATACTACGTGATTGTTTGCGCAAATTGTTAAACTCCAAAATTATTTAGGGCAAATTAGGCAGTTTCAATTTTTCCACAAGCAACATCGCATTGTACAACACGACCATTTTCTATACTTGTTTTGGTCCAAGATGATTCAACATTGCCAAACCATTTTATTGCTTCTTCTAAAGTTGTTTGATGTAAATCATTATTAAAGATTATTTTTTTAATTTGAGAATTTATAAATCCGTGAAAACCTTTATCATAGGTATGCGGACTAAATCCCATATAACAACATGGATAAACTTTACCATCTGCTGCAATATAAATTGATTTTGAATTTTTTGTAAAACAATCTAATTTTCTATTTTCGTCATATGCTGGATATATATATTTTTTTGTACTATCTGCATGAAATTCAATAATTTCTTCTATGTTGGTATGCGCATTCCAATCGCCCATTATATGCACAAGGTTACCTTTTCTATCAAATACTGGTCCGCTGTTTCGTCCATGATCTTCAAGGCGAAATTCTTTAAATCCATATTCTTTACTACGTTTTTCTGCTTCATCAATTTGGTGATTATTGTGATCAAATTTAATCATTTTCCAAACTGCATAACCACCAGCACTCATAAATGTTTTTGCATTTTGAATAATTTTATTAAAATCAGTATCTTGACGATATAAATGATGCGTATCTTCTAAACCATCTAAACAAAATTCAACTTTTGTTTTAGATATTTTTCCAAGTTCAAACCAAAAATCATTATTTCTTGCACTGCCATTTGTGCTTATTTGGATAATTAAATTTCTGTTATGTGATTTAAAATATTTTATTATTTCTAAACTTTCTAAATTAGCAGTAAAATCTCCAAAGTTTCCATTAATTAAAAGTATTGTTATTTGCTTAATAAACTGCGGACTAAATGATTTTTGTATAAGTTCTAACGTTAAGCTTGTTTCTTCATATCCACGATTATAAGGATAACCAAATAAATTTCTAGGACAAAGCGGACATCTAGCATTGCATAACGAACTAAATTCCATATGCAAGTGTTGTATTTCTTCTAATTTTATCATGTAAAAATATTTATTGATAAAACTTTTAGAAAATAAATATTTTATTATTGGCACAGTTAGGCAAAAAGGGCAATCAATGAAACTACCAGAAAATGCACAGGCACAATGCGAACAATTACTACGAGAATTTAGACGACCAATACCAGATGAAGCAGTATATAATGACCGTCTTGTTGAAGAGATGGAGATCATATTAGGCTTACGCTTCACAGAATACTTCCTACAAGTCCGTGAAATATTAGATATGACTCTTGATCTACCACATATGACTCGTGGTAGTGCAGGTAGTAGTCTTGTTTGTTGGGCATTAGGAATTACAGATGTTGATCCTATAAAATGGGATATACCGCTATCACGATTCTTAAATCCACATCGTGATGATTTACCAGATATTGATATAGACTATCCACATTGGGTGCAAACTACGGTTATGGAACGTATATTCAAACGTTGGCCTGGCAAGAGCGCACGTATTTCAAACTATGTTACATTTAAAGAAAAAAGCGCCAAACGTGAAGCAGCACGACGACTTGGTGCAAAAGGAAAATTACCACGTAACTTCAAATATGATGATCTTGATATTGATATAGGCGAAGCTATTCGCATTGAAAAGAAGTTGATGGGCAAGAAACGTGCTATTTCTAAACACTGCGGCGGCATACTTGTGTTCAAACACAATCTACCAAAAAGTCTTATAAATGCTGACAATCAGATACTGTTAGACAAACACGAAGTAGAAGACCTTGAACATCTAAAAGTTGATATACTTGCAAATCGTGGATTAAGTCAGCTTTATGAAATAGAACCAAACATGGGATTAGAAGATTATCCCGATTATGATGAAGCAACTATAAATCTACTTTGTAATGGTGATGTGTTAGGCGTTACACAAGGAGAGTCGCCAGCAATGCGACGGTTGTTTCGTGCAATACAGCCAAAATCACGCAGCGATTGTGTATTTGCAACGGCACTTATACGTCCTGTTGCAACCACTGGTCGGCAAAAAGCAAGTTTCTTTCATGATTGGACAGAACAGCGATTAGAAGAAAGTATTGTGTATGAAGATGATGCTATTAGAAAGATAAGCAAACTTATTGGTTGTGATATCTATGAAGCAGATATGTATCGTCGTGCATTTGCAAAAAAGAATGAAGAAAAAGTATATGAGTTTATGCACCGCATGGGAACACATCCGAACAAGACTGAAATTATAGATGAACTATATCAGCTTGGCAACTTTGGACTATGCCGTGCGCATGCTGTTAATTTAGGACGATTAATTTGGGCATTGGCATATCAAAAAGCACATAACCCTAAACCATTTTGGGCTGCATATCTTAAACACTGTGAAGGCAGCTATCGCCGTTGGGTTTATAAGAATGAAGCCAAACGTGCTGGTTGGGACTTGCGTGATTTAGGATTTAATTATAGTTTGTTAAATGACCCTATATACGAATATAGAAAATATGGATGGTGGGGCGATGCCGATTTTTTACCAGGTTTTTATTGCAACAATCAGTATCTTGACCGTTTTGAATTTGCTGGTCTTGTTGCCAATGGTCGTGTATTCAAGGGAGAAGGCGGGAAGTATATCACCTTTCTTACCCTTGGTGTTGGTAACGGAAAATATATTGACCTATTGGTAAAAGGTCCAGTAGCATATCATGACTATGATGTAGTATGCGGCGTGGGCAAAGTCAAAACAAGCAATGGCAGTCAATATATTGAATGTCAAAATGTGCGGACATTAAAGCTAGAAAAATTTAACTCTTCTGCTTAAGATTGTTTAACATTTGACGCAATGCACTGCTATTAACATCTGCTACGATTTTGCCTGGTTGATCTTCAACAACTGAATCAGTTGATGGTTTAACATTGCTACCACCCTTAATACTTGCAAATATACTGCTGCTTTGTTTCTTGAACTGTTGATATTCTGCATCTTCTGCAAGATCACGTATGCGCAAACTATCAATATCAAACTCAAGTTCAATCTTTTGCCCAACACCACTACTTGAACGAGTTTTCATTAACTGCAACTGATATTTGCCATGCTCACGCATACTGCGACTTGTAAAGATACCAAATAAGTTATCTGCAGTATTAATCTTTGAAATACCGCCACTAATATGGCTATGGTCAAACTCAACTTCTTCCACAGATGCACGGTTTAACTGCGATGCAGTAACAAGCAAGATATCCATTTCTTTTGCAAAGTTACGAATTTCTTCACTTACATATTTGTCTTTAACAAATAGATCACTTGGACTTACCTTTGCGCTAACAGGCATGAGAAGATCAAGATAATCAATCATAATAAAGTCAAGTTTGCGACCTGTACGAACTTGCAGTTCTTTACAATATGAACGAACATCATTAATAGTGCTTTGTGCTGGCAGATACTTGATTTGAAACTTACCGCTCTTCTTGCCAACCATTCTTACTTTAATTTCAATATCTTCAATGCTCTTAAAGATATCCTTGCTTGCAGTGTTGGTTAGCATACTATCAATACGCATTGCTGTTAATTCTTCGCTCAATTCTAATGTGATATAAACACCATTTAAACCAGCCAATACCCAATTACATGCAATATTCTGCATGAATAGAGATTTGCCCGAACCTGAACCACCAGCAAAGATATTCAACTCACCACGGTTAAATCCGCCATATAACTTTTGATCAAGCGTTAGCCAACCTGTGCTGGTTTGTCCATTATTGTCTTTAATCTTTGTAAGACGAGCAATAGGATCATCAAAATAATCTGTGCCAAGGTCTTTGGTTAGGCTGATTTGCACTGCATCCTTAATCAGTTTCTCAACAGGGTCAAAATCACCTTTTTCCAACAGGTCTGCTGCCTTGAGAATAGCACGTTCAAGTTCTTTTTGTTTTGTAAAATCTTCAAATTCTTCTAAAAACCATGCAGTGTGATCATCGGTCATGCCAGGTATAGGTTGAAATGTATTATTGGTAGCAGCATTGATCTGTTCTACCAATGGCATAATAGTATGATGCTCGCAGTGATTTTTAATAAACTCTGCTGCACCTTTAAGACTGCGGTCAAAGTTATCAGAATTAAAGATATTCTGAACTCGCACATAACTTTGTGGATCACTTAGCATCATTTCAATGAATAGCTTTTGTATTGCAGTATCGTATGTTTTTGCCATTTTGTTATTATATCTTTATTTCTTTTCCATGTCACTATTAATCCATTCTAAAAATAACTTAGCAAAATCAATGTGTGCTTTTTCTTTTAGATGGTTATCTGGAAATGTCTCATATTTGTTTTTATATGCCCACTGAACAAAACCTAAATTTTCTGGTAGAAAAAATTTAGTTTTATCTATATTTTCATACAAATGATGTGTATCATGTTGATAACGATTAATTTTATCTGCAATGTTATTGTAAATTGCAAAATAATTTTTAGTTGTGGTAAAATAAAATGGTTTTTTTATAAGTGACAAATATTGTTGTGCAATCAAAATATTTTTAAAATATTCACTATATATAAATGCATCTTCTATTACAAGTGACTCAAAAATATTTCTCATGTCATTAATGGTATCTTTATCAAAAAATTTTTCCATTAATTTCTTTACTTTACTGTTTTTATTGTACATTACAGTATTATTTGGTGTTATTGTTAAAGGCAAATTGTCTTTATATAAAGTTAAACGATCATTGAAAGACCACATAACAAATATTGCATCCGTGTTAGAAAAATCAGTAGATAAGATTTGATACAGTATTTGACTGCAACTTGCGCCAGGTATTGAGTAATTAGTGACATTAGCTTTTTTGTTAAGTTGATTAATCCACGTATGCTTACTTGGTATATAATCAAGCAAGTTTGCATCTGGAAATTCATCTCCAAATGTAAAACTACAACCAAAGCCAGCAATATTACCTAAAACCATTTTTTTGATACCAATTGTATTTTTAATTTATTTGTTTGAACACTGTTTAAAATACTGCGCATTGTAAATAAATTTCCATATTTTGCAACAGCATCAGCAGTATCTTTAATACCCGTCTCCCATTCAGGAAATGCTACTCCCCAACCATAATTTAGCGCAGCATTAACCATTGCTTGTCCTGCTTTATCACGATCAGGCACAACAATGATGTCACGATCAAGAGTTTCAATAACTTGGGCTTGGCTGTCATTAATTTCATTGCTGCAGATTGCAAGCGCACCAATAGCCACAGCATCAAGCAATCCTTCAACAACAATGCAAAACTTTGCATCCTTGTGCTGCTGATCATATCCCCATATCATATTGCTTGGATAATTAGAAAAGTATTTTATCTTCTTTTTGCCATCTTCAAATAACCGCCCACTAAAACCCATAGGTTTGTTTTTCCAAGTAAATGGAACTAGCACACGATTTCTTAAAGAAGGGTCGTCTGTCCAGTAAAAATCAGATAACTTATCGCTAAAACCTCGACTATCAAGATAATTAATAGCCATTTCAAGACTGTTATAATCGTTTTCATTGATATATCCATCATTTAACCAACTTGTAATAGGACGACCAGGGCATGGCTCACGTGGTTCATATGTTGGTAATTCACGTGTTTCTACTCGCGGTGCATCAGGCGTAGATTGCGCTAGCGCAAATAAACTTAATTTACTAATTTGATCATCAGCTATGCCAAGCCAACTCATCCAACGTCGCATCTTATAAGAAAGACGATTGCCAGGTTGCCAAGAGGCAGTATAATGACAGTTAAAGCAGTGAGCAGTAATACCGCCCTCTGGTGAAGGCATCACGCCACCACGCCCACGAGTATCCGCTGCATGACCATTGTGATGACAGCAGACAGCATTGAAACTTATCCAACCGCTAGGCGTGGATTTGCGCTTCCATGGCAGATGTTGCATGATTTGGTCAGTAATTTCCATATAATTATTATAACAGATTTATTACAAAAGTCAAGGACGATATGTGATATAATTTACTTTGCCGCTGCTTTGTGTGACTTTAAAGCGAACAGCACTAAATTTGCCTTGAAAATTATAATACTGGTTGCCAGTTGAGTTGCTGAACACTGTTGTATTAACTAATACCCAATTATTGGCATTACTTACGCTTGACGTGTCTTGACTTGCTTGAATATCAATATTGCCAGTAAAATTAGTAGTATTGTATTGCACTGTTTGATATACTGCACGTGATTTTACACGGTCTGCAGATATAGTAGTGCTAGTATATGCAACATTTTGATAGTTTGTACTTACATCATTTGTATAAACAGGCACACTTAGATTTGCACTTGGTACAAAAGCAGGATATACACTATCTAATAATCTTGCTTGCCCTTGAGCATTATAATTATCATCACTGTACGCAATTTGTTGTTCGCCTTCTGGACTTGTTACAACGATGCTATAATTATATAAACCAGCACTTACATCATTAAGCAAGGTTCCTTCAACCAATGTAGTAGCAGTGCCAGTATCGCTATAAACCAATTGTAGTATTCTGCTAAAAACTAATTCTTTTGTTGTTGGATCAATTAGATTAAATAAAACTGAACTGTCAAGTAGGCTAACAGGTTTTTGATCTTGATTCTTAATCAAAAATTGAAATATATTATCTACACCTTTATAGATTTGTAATGGTTTTGCATACACTAACTGATTCTCCGTGTGAGGTGTGAAATCACTATTCTTTACAACATATATAATTTGTGTATATAAATAACCTAAAATTGGCTGCACAGAATGGACTCCTACAATATTTATTATGATTTCAATTGAACAAATGCTTGAACAATACCCTTTCCTTTCTTATATAAAATACACGCATAGTGATTACATAGGTATTATACAAAACCATGATACAGATATAGTTTCTATGTATGCTTTCAATAAATTAAGAACTGAAAAAGACAAGTTAGGTTTCTTGCAAGCAGCAGAAATATGGTGGTGGGAAAGCAATCGACTAATACCAATTAATATATTTTTAAAAGAAACATGGAATCCATATCGTTATAGCACAGTTACATTAGCATGCAAAGATATTATTGAACAACAAGG